ACCTGCACTCGCCGCACCACATGGGCCAGAACGACCGCGGCACCCGGTACGACGACATCGAACTGTTCCTGCGGGACGCCAAGCACATCGACGCCGGGCTGCGCTTCGCGGATTCCCCGCCGCGCACGGACCAGTCGGCCCTCACCCGGCGCAACGTCGCCGCCGTCGAGAACTGGATGCCGCCGGAACTCAGGGGGGCCAATGGAACCCGCTGACTTCCCCCGCTTCCGCGCCGTCCTGGCCGGCATGGCCGAGGTGTTCCAGCGCGAGCTCTCGCCGGCCCTGCTCGACGCCTACTGGCTGGCCCTGCGGGACTGGCGGCTGGCCGACTTCGAGGCCGGCGCAGCCCGCCTGCTGTCCACGGCGACGTTCATGCCCCGGCCGGCCGACTTCACCGCCCTCCGCAAGGCCTGCGAGATGACGCCCGAGGAGGCGTGGGACGCCGCCATCGCCGCCTGCCCAGGCTGGCGCGACGGCACGGCCTCCGTGAGCCCGCGGGTGGACCGCGTCGTGCGGATGCTGGGCGGCTACGAGCGCCTCGCCATGGAGCGGATCGACACGCAGCACTTCACCCGGGCGCGGTTCCTCGAGTGCTACGAGTCCACCGTCGAGGCCGAGGAGACGCGGGCCGCGCTGCCGCACCTCGCGCCGGCCGTGGCCGGCCTGCTGGGGAGTACCGCCCATGGCCGTTGACCCCGCCGTGCGGTCGCTGGCCGCCGACCTTGAGGCGCTGCGGACCCGCGTCGCCGCGCAGCGCGCCATCATCCGCGAGCTCGAGGCCGCGCTGGCGTTCTGGGAGCCCGATCACCCGACGCTGCAGCGGCTGCGCGAGGCGAGGGAGCGGGCATGAGAGTCCTCGACCTGTTCAGCGGCATCGGCGGATTCAGCCTCGGCCTTCAGATGGCTGGCGGATTCCGCACGGTGCAGTTTTGCGAGATCGAACCGTGGTGCCGACAGGTGCTGGCGAAGAACTTTCCGGGGGTGCCGATTCATGACGACATACGATCTTTTCAGCCCGCCGCCGGGATCGCCGACATCGTCGTCGGAGGATTCCCCTGCCAGCCATTCAGCCACGCCGGGAAGCGACGTGGCACGGAAGACGACCGAGATCTCTGGCCGGAGATGCGCCGAGTCATTGCGGCTGTCCGGCCCGCTTGGGTCATTGGCGAGAACGTTGCTGGTTTCGTCAACATGGAACTCGACCGCAGCCTTTCTGACCTGGAGGCCCTCGGTTACGCCTGCCAAGCGTTTGTTATTCCGGCTTGTGCCGTCGATGCCCCGCACCGCAGGGATCGAGTCTGGATTGTTGGCTACACCGACCGCCACGGCGAACCAGCTTTGCCCGTCGATGCAGAAGCATCCGGGCGTCAGGATGTGGGTCACTCCCTGCGCGACGGATGCGAAGCCGGTGACCGGGGGCGAGCTCTACCAGACGGAGACGGGGTCGGTGCGAGCTCGACTGCCGGATGGCAGGAGCAGCAACCGGGGGCTTTCGGCGCAGGTGCTGTGGCCGACGCCAGTAGCGGGCGACGCTCACCTGAGTTCAACCCCCGAAGCGGCGGCACGGCGGCTAGCGGAAGGCAAGGCGACGCTCAGTCGGGCGGTGCAGATGTGGCCGACACCGACGGCGCAGGACAGCGAGCAGGCGGGCGGGGCCGGGTCGATAGCGCGGGGCACGCGGGGCCACAGCCTGAGCTCGGCTGCCAGGCTCCTGCCGACGCCGGGGGCGCACGATTACAAGACGGCCGGCCAGGAGGGCTCGAGGCGCAGGCAGCTTACCGATCAGGCCATGGGCATCTGCGCTCCCGGTGGAGCCCTGAACCCGGAGTGGGTCGAGTGGCTCATGGGATACCCCGCCGGGTGGACCGACTTAGGGGCCTCGGTAACGCCGTCGTCCCGCAGGTTGTCGCGGAAATCGGCCGGGCCATCATGAGCGCCAGCCGATGAGCGAACCCATGCACATCCTGAGTCTCGGTGCCGGCGTGCAGTCCTCCACCCTGGCGCTGATGGCCGCGGCCGGCGAGGTAACCCCGATGCCCACGGCGGCCATCTTCGCCGACACCGGGGCCGAGCCGCGCCGGGTCTACGACTGGCTCGCGTGGCTCGAGGAACGGCTGCCGTTCCCCGTGCATCGCGTGATGTGGAAGGAGGGCATCACCGTCGGCATGGAGCGCACCATCGCCAGCGGCGGGCGGTTCGTGACCCCGCCGTTTTACACTTCGACGCCGGACGGCAAGCGCGAGGGCCAGGTGCGCCGGCAATGCACCCGCGAATACAAAATCCAGCCCATCGAGCGCAAGGTGCGCGAGTTGCTTGGGCTCGCCAAGGGCCAGCGTGGCCCGCGGCACGTCGCCGTCGTGACGTGGCAGGGCATCAGCACCGACGAAATCCAGCGGGCCCGGAAGGGCATCGAGGGGTGGCAGCAGTTCCGCTACCCACTGATCGAGGGGCGAATGAGCCGGCAGGACTGCCTCGCCTGGATGGCCGACCGGGGCTTCCCGACCCCGCCCAAAAGCGCGTGCATCTGGTGCCCCTATCACGACGCGAGGGCGTGGCGCGAGATGCGCGACCACGACCCCGAGTCGTGGGCCGAGGCGGTGCGCGTGGACGGCCTTATCCGCGACATTCACGAACGCGGCGTCGGCGGCATTACGCAACGGTTGTACGTTCACCGCAGCCTTGTCCCGCTCGCCGAGGTTGATCTCAGCACCCCGGCCGACCACGGTCAGACCGACTTGTTCGAGCAGGAGTGCGAAGGGATGTGTGGGCTATGACGCTCCACGTCCCCACCGAGGATCTGTTCCAGGTGCATACCTACACGCTGCCGGCGACGCGCAACCCGGGGCTGGCCGTGAACATCTCCCCATCCGTGCGCCAGCCCGTGCTGGTCGAGGACGGCGGGCGCCGGTTCTGGGTGCTGCGGCCCGGGGAGCGCGGCGAGTTCGTCACCGTCTCGGCGCCGACGTGGTGGCAGCGCCTGCTGGATCCCATCTTGGCCCGACTGGGCTACACCCGCGAGTACCCGCGCTGGAGGCGCGTGCGATGACCGACATCCCCAGCATCCTGACCCAGCGTGAGCGCGACAAGGCCGCCGGCCGCACGCGGCCCGTGCCCGCACGGCTCCCCGAGCTCCCCATCACCGTGGCCTGCCGCGAGGCGGGCGTCAGCCGGCGGACCTACTACGCCCGGCTCGAGGCCGGCCTGTCCCGGGAGGAGGCCCTGCGCCCCGGCCGGCGCTCGACGGCGCGGCCGAAGGCAGACCCATCCGTGGCCGCGGCGCTGAAGGCGTGGCGATGAGCGCCAAGCCCGACATCCTGCTGGCCGAGCAGGTACAATTGCTGACCTGGGGAGACAGCCGCAAGGACGGCCCGTGGATCAAGCTGCGCCTGCCGCACCACGACCTCCTGCAGGTCTTCCGCAACCTGGACCCGCCGACCGGCGCGGCCCCGCGGCACGTCCTCGACATGGTGCTAGCGCACCCACCCGAATCTGGCGCGGAGGCGGTGTCCGATGACGCTGGTCCCCCGCCGGCTGACGCACCTACTTCCCCCGGGGCGTCCCCGCCTTCGCGCCAGTCCCCCCACCCCTACGGGCAGTTCGCCCGCATCCTGTTCGCCCGCGGGTTCTTCCTCGCCCCTGAGGTGTGCCACGCCGTGGGCACGGACGACGGGTTCCTGACCTGGGTCCGGGCCCAGCCCTGCATGGTCGCCGGCCGGGAGGAGGTCGGTGACTGCGAGGGCGCGGTGCAGGCCGCCCACGTCCGCCGCATCGCCAACGGCGCCGGGGTCAACCGCAAGCCTCCGTTCTCGGCCGTCCCCCTGTGCTGGCGCCACCACCACGAACAGCACCAGCACGGCGAGTCCGTCCTCGGCGACCGCGACTGGTGGGACCGCCGCCGCGCCGACTACCTCACGACCTGGGCCCGTCGGAACCTCGAGTCCATGCTGGGCGTGGAATCCATCGGCGACGTGTCCCCCACAACCCTGCTCGCGTGGGCCCAGCGGAACGGCGTCGCCCATCTTTTGCCCAAGGAATACCGGGAGGCCGCATGACCACCACCGAGCGAAAGTGCGAGAACTGCGCGGCGTGGCGCGACAACGAAAGCCCATTCGCGGCGTGGGGGGAGTGTCGGCGCCACGCTCCGCGTCCGGCGCTTATCGGACAGTTTCCGCAAGGCAACGAAAACCACGGATCGGAGAACATCGCCCGCTTCCCCGACGTGGACGCCGAGGACTGGTGCCTCGAGTTCGTGCCGAAAGACCCCGCCGCATGACCGACGTGGTCGATTTCCTCGAGCGCGCCGCCCAGCGCCGGGCCCAGCGCGAGCCGCCGGAGCCGGAGGGGCTGCTCGTCCACAGGTGCTGCGGGTGCGGTAGCCACGCCTTCAAGCTGGTCGATGGGGGGGGCATCCGGTGCGCCGGCTGCGACGTGGTCATCAACCGCACCCACGAACGCCTGCCTGGCCCCCCGAGGACGCCAGCCGCCTGACGAGGAGCCGACGCATGGATGCGCCCGAAGGCCCCGGCTGGCTGGTCAGCCTCTCCCGGGGGATGCTCACGCCAGCCTCGCCCCTGCGCCTGCTGGGCCTCGAGATCGCCCCAGACCGCCAGTTCGCCACCGCCCGCATCCGCGCCGGCCGCAACGCCCGCCGCGTCACCTCCGGCTCCCGCGTCCGCCTCGTCACCCCCGATGGCCGCCTCTGTGGCATCGTGGAACGCACCAGCAGCGAGAATGGTCACTACGTCATGGTGGTTAGAATCTCGACATGACCCGCAAGAAGACCCCCCGCAAGCGCCCGACCCGGCAGCGCGACCTCTACACCCCGGAGCTCTTCACCCGGATCTGCGACCGCATCGCCCGCGGCAACTCCCTGCGCCAGTCCAGCGAGCATGAGGGCATCGCACCATCGACCTTCCTGCGGTGGGTGAACAACGACCCCGCCCTCGCGGAACAGTACACGCGGGCGCGGGAGATCTGCCTGGACGTGTGGGCCGACCAGATCCTGGAGATCGCCGACGACGCCAGCCGGGACATGACCACGGACGAGAAGGGCCGGACGGTGGTCGATCACGAAAACATCAACCGGGCCCGCCTGCGGGTGGACAGCCGGAAGTGGGTGCTGGCGAAGCTGAAGCCGCGGGTCTACGGCGACAAGGTGGCGGTCGAAACCCGCGACAAGACCCTCGAGGACTACATCCGGGAGTCGGGCATCCACGGGGAAAAGCCGGGTGCTAACGGCCCCTGAACGCCTCAGGGCGTGGCGGCGGTCGCCGCTGCAGTTCGTCCGGGACGTGTTCCGCGTGGAACCTGACGCCTGGCAGGCCGAGGCGCTCGAGGCCTTCCCGGGGTCGCCCCGCCTCGCCATGAAGGCGTGCAAGGGCCCCGGCAAGACCGCGGTGCTGGCGTGGCTGGGGTGGAACTTCCTGATGACCCGGGACCACCCCAAGGTGGCCGCCACGTCGATCACGGCCGACAACCTGGCCGACAACCTGTGGACCGAGATGGCGAAGTGGCAGGCCAAGTCGCCCATGCTGCAGGCCGCCTTCACCTGGACGAAGACCCGCATCGTCGCCAACGACCACCCCGAGACGTGGTGGATGTCGGCCCGGACCTGGCCCAAGGGCGCCGACCCGACCCAGCAGGCCGACACCCTGGCCGGCCTCCACGCCGACTACCTGCTGTTCATCGCGGACGAGTCCGGCGGCATCCCGGAGGCCGTCATGGTGGCCGCCGAGGCCGGCCTGTCGTCCTGCATCGAGGGCCACATCGTGCAGGCCGGGAACCCCACCCACCTGTCCGGCCCCCTGTACCGGGCCTGCGTGACCAACCGGCAGGACTGGTACGTCGTGGAGATCACGGGCGACCCGGACGACCCGAAGCGGTCGCCCCGCGTCGGCGTCGAGTGGGCCCGCAAGCAGATCGCCACCTACGGCCGCGACAACCCCTGGGTGCTGGTCAACGTCTTCGGCCGGTTCCCGCCGTCCAGCCTGAACTCGCTGATCGGCCCCGACGAGGTGCGGGCGGCCATGGGCCGCGAGCGCCGGCCTGAGGACTACCGCAACCTCGCCAAGATCCTCGGCGTGGACGTGGCCCGGTTCGGCGACGACGCCTCGGTCATCTTCCCCCGGCAGGGGCTGCAGGCCTTCACGCCGGTCACCCTCCGCAACGTGGACAGCGTCCAGGGCGCCGCCCGGGTCAGCCAGGCCGTCGGCACCTGGGGCGCGCACGCCACGTTCGTGGACGACTCCGGCGGCTACGGGGCGGGCTGGATCGACCAGCTACGGGTGCTGGGGCGCGACCCCATCGGCGTCCAGTTCGGTGGCTCGCCCGACGACCCCCGGTACCGGAACAAGCGCACCGAGATGTACTTCCGGGCCGTCGAGTGGGTCCGCCGCGGCGGCTGCCTGCCCGACGTGCCCGAGCTCGTCGCCGACCTGAGCGAGCCGACCTACACGTTCCAGGGCGACAAGCTGCTGCTCGAGCCCAAGGATCAGTTGAAGGTCCGCCTCGGCCGGTCGCCGGACTGGGGCGATGCGTTCGTGCTGACGTTCGCTGCCGACGTGGCGCCGCCGCCCGCCGACCCGGTGCTGGCGACGCCTGATCGGTCGAGCGGCCTCGGCTACAACCCATTGCGCAGGAGGTGAGGCGCGGATACACCTATCCGCCATGTGTAACCCAGCGTTCCTGGCCCCCTTCGCGGCGGGCACCGCAGGCACAGCCGGTGGTGTCGGTGCCGGCGGTCTGGCGGCCGGAGTCACGGGCGCCGCACTCCCGGGGGCCATCGGCACCGGGGCCGCGGCGACTGCCGCCAAGACGGTGGGCAGTACGCTGCTCGCCGGGGCCGCCAAGGCGGCGCCCGCCGCTGCGGCCGCGGCCGCGCCGGCCGCCACCGGCCTGAGTACCGCACTCAAGGTCGGCGGCACCGCCGCCTCGCTGGCCGGCGCCGTCACGCCGCTGATCTTCCAGCCCAAGGTGCCCGGCTTGCCCGGCCTCGCGAAGGAGCCGTCGGCTGACGAGCGCGCCCGGCAGGCCCGGCTCGCGGCCCGCCTCAAGGGCGGCGGCCGGAGCTCCACCATGCTGACCGGCGCCGGAGGCGCGGCGACCCCGACCGGCGGCCAGAAGGCGGCGTTCGGCCTGTGATCAGCGAGGAGCGCCGCAACCAGGTGCTACGCAGCCTGGTCACGATGGAGCGCGAGCGGGCGAACTGGGAGCCGCTCTTCCGGGAGCTCGAGGAGAACTTCGCCCCGCGGCGCGCCCGCTGGGAGCCGACCGACACGCCGAAGGCGGCGCAGGTGTCGGCCAACGATTCGATCTACGACGGCGCCCCGCTGTACGCGCTCCGCGTGCTGAAGTCGGGGATGATGGGCGGGCACACCTCGCCGTCCCGGCCGTGGTTCCGGCTGATCACGCCCGACCCCGACCTCATGGAGTTCGGCCCGGTCAAGCAGTGGCTCTACGTCGTGGAGCAGCGGATGCGGACGGTGTTCGCCCGGTCGAACATCTACAACGCGCTGCCGGTGTTCTACGGCGACCTGGCCGTGTACGGGACCGCGGCGCTGGGCCTGTTCGGCGACGACCAGGACGTGGTCCGCGCCTACCCCTACGTCATGGGCAGCTACTACGTCGCCAACGGTGCGCGACTGAGCGTCAACCGCGTGGCCCGGCGCTGGCGCAGCACGGTCGCCAACGTGGCCGAGGAGTTCGGGCAGGAGAACCTGTCCACGTCCGCGAAGCGCAGCCTTGAGACGAAGAACTGGGGCAACCCGGTGGATGTCTGCCACATCGTCCAGCCGAATCCCGAGGCGGACCCGCGCTACGCCGACTCGCGGTCGATGCCCTACGAGTCGCTGTACTGGGAGAAGGGGTTCCCCGACGGGAAGATCCTGCGCCGCGAGGGCTTCCGCGAGATGCCCATCCTGGTCGCCCGCTGGGAGGCGGTCGGCGAGGACGCCTACGGGATCGGCCCCTGCATGGACGCCATGGGCGACGCCAAGCAGTTGCAGTTCGAGACGCTGCGCGCCGCGCAGATGATCGACAAGCTCACGGAGCCGTCCTGGAACGTGCCGGCCGCGCTCGCCAACCGGCCCAAGTCGATGCTGCCGGGCGGGTACAACTACGTTCCCGACACGGCCAACGGCATCCGCCCGGTGTACGAGGTTGACCCGCGGGCCGTGCAGATCCTCAACGAGACGCGCATCGACCTGCGGAACCGGCTGAACCAGTCGCTGTACGTCGATATGTTCCTGATGCTGGCGCAGTCCGACCGCCGGCAGATCACCGCCCGCGAAGTCGAGGAGCGGCACTCGGAGAAGCTGATGCTCATCGGCCCCGTCCTCGAGCGCCTGTCCGACGAACTGCTCGATCCGCTGATCGACCGCACGTTCCGCCTCATGCTCGAGGCCGGCGAGATCCCGCCGTGGCCCGAGGAACTGGAGCGGATGCCGCTGAAGATCGAGTACATCTCGATCTTGGCGCAGGCCCAGAAGGCCATCGCCCGGTCCAGCATTGAGGCCGTGGCCGGGTTCGCGGCGAGCCTGTCGCAACTCAACCCCGAGGTGCTGGACAAGCTCGACACCGACCAGAGCATTGACGAGTATGCCGACATGGTCGGTGCGCCGCCGACCATCGTCCGCAGCGACGAGGCCGTGGCCGCCATGCGCCGCAAGCGGGCGCAGGACGCTGCCGCCGCGCAGGCCGCGCAGATGGCCGAGCAGATGGCCGGCGCCGCCCAGAAACTCGGCAACACCCCGATGGGCCAGGACTCGGCGCTCGACCGGATGACCGGCTGATGTGGTCGCCGAGCCCGGTGCGCGACGACTCGCGTGCGGAACTCCGCGAGCAGCAACTCCGCGCCGACCTGACCGAGGTACTTGCGCTGCCGGCGGGGCGCAGATACTTAGTTTCCTTGCTAGACCGTTGTGGCGTTTTCAGGAGCGTCTATTCGCAGGGGAGCATGGAATACCTCGAGGGTCGCCGGACTGTTGGACTGGAAGTTCTCCAGGACATCGAGCGCGTAGGCCCCGACCGGGTTGTCCTGGTGCTGACCGAAGCGATGAACGCGGATGCCAATGACCGAGACGAGTAACACGCCCCCGACGACCCCCGAGGCTCCGGCCCCGGCGGCGCCGGCCGTCCCACCGGAAGGCGCTGCGGCGCCGGCCGCGGGCGCCCCGGCGGCACCGGCCGAGATCACCTACGACCTGAAGTTCCCCGAGGCGCTGGCCCCGGGCCAGGAACTGGTGAGCGAGTTCACCAAGGCGTTCCAGGCCCACAAGCTGGCGCCCGAGGCGGCCCAGGCCATCGTGGATGTCCTGCCGAAGGGGTTGGAGGCCGCGCAGTCCGTGTTCCAGCAGACGCTGGAGCGGCAGCACGCGGACCAGGTGAAGGCCTGGGAGGACGCGGTTCGTGCCGACCCGACGATGGGCGGCGCGAAGTTGGACGCCACGCTGGCCGCCGCGCAGTCCGCGCTGGGTCGGTTCGGCGACGACGACCTCCGCGCCCTGCTCGAGTCCACGGGGTTCGGCTCGCACCCGGCTGTCATCCGCCTGTTCGCCAAGCTCAACCAGGAGATCTCCGAAGGCAAGCACGTTCCGGGCGGCCAGCCGGCCCCCGTGAAGTCGGCCGCGGAGGCTCTGTACACCCACCCCACCAGCCGGAAATCGCTGAAGTTCGGCTAGGAGAAACGACATGGCTACCCTTGCAACCAACATCGTCACGCTCGCCGACCTGAAGGCCGGCATGGACCCCAACGGGGCCCCGGCCACGGCCATCGAGATCCTGAACGAGACGAACGAGATCCTCGAGGACATGAGTTGGCTGGAGGGCAACCTGCCCACCGGCCACCAGCACAGCGTCCGCACCGGCCTGCCGACCCCCGCGTGGCGCCTGCTCAACTACGGCGTGCCGCAGTCCAAGGGCACGCAGGTGCAGGTGACCGACACCTGCGGGATGCTCGAGTCCTACAGCGAGGTGGACAAGAAGCTGCTGGGCCTGAACGGCTACAACGCCGGCTGGCGCCTGCAGCAGGACCGCCCGTTCGTGGAGGCGTTCGGCCAGACCCTGGC